AAATGAGCGAGCAGGAATATGCCGACCTGTTCAAACTCTCACTGCGGCAGATGGCGTGGCGCCGCGGCAAGATCCTTGAGCTTCGCGATCCGCTCCTGTTCCAGCGGGAGTACCCTGCCACGCCGCAAGAAGCCTGGACGCCGCCAGCAGGTTTTGAGCCGTTCATCAAGGGTATCTATGCGCTCCGCGCGCGCAAGCGCCAGCAGGAAGGCCATGGCCCGCTTGTTATCGGTGTGGACCCGGCGTCGAACGGCGGCGATCGGTTCAGCATCGCCTCGCGTCGCGGGCTCAAGGTCAACTACGTGAAGCACCGCGGCAAAATCGACACTCTTGAGGGCACCGCCTGGATTCGAGAAATAATCGACACGGAGAAGCCTGCGCGTGTCAACATCGATGCTGGCAACATCGGCGCGGCGATCATCACCAACCTCAAAAGCATTGGTCCCTATTACGCGGAAATTGTCCGCGGGGTGAACTTCGGCGGTACATCAGAAGCGAAGATGGCACGTCCCAAGGTGCCGGGGCCAGCCAACCGCCGCGCGGAAATGTGGCAGCGCATGCGCGATTGGCTAATGCTGCCGGAAGGCGTGTCGGTGCCGGACGACTCCGCGCTCCAGGCCGATCTCTGCGCGCCGAAGCAGAAGCCGCGGCTAAACAATGATTTCCTGCTGGAGTCGAAGCAGGAAATGAAGGCGCGCGGCGTGCGCTCGCCTGACTTGGGCGATTCGGTGGCTCTTACCTTCGCTTTTAACGAGTTCTTGACAAATTACACAGAGGCTCCGGCGGTGCAGCATTTCGGCAACCCGGACAGCGGCCGCCCAATGCAGCCGCACGCTGTTCCGTATCCCAATGTCCCTACCGGGTGGATGATGTAACATGGCACTTGGCGACTCAAGAGCGGACGAGCATAGGCGCGACACGCGCTCGCGGCCGAATATCAAACTGCCGGATGGCTACGACAACGAGGCCGACTTCCTTTCGGAAATGCGGCAGCTTTTCTTTGACGATGTGCAGTTCGATCGCCTCAACCGCGAGGCGGCGCTGGAAGATCTCCGGTTCATGGTGGGGGACCAGTGGGACGATATCGTGCGGCAGCGCCGCGAGGCTGCGCGCAAGCCGGTGCTCACCATCAACCGCCTGCCCGCTTTCGTTGCGCAGATCGTCGGCGCGCGCCGCCTCAGCGAAACAACGCTCAAGATCGTGCCCGACAATGGCGGCACGCGCTCCGTCGCGCGCGTGCGCGAGGGCTTGGTGCGCAATATCCAGAAGGTAAGTCGTGCTAACGTCGCATATGACAACGCGCTCGCCGGCGCCGTCATGTGCGGCATCGGCAATTTCCAGTTGACCCTGGATTATGAAAACGACGACGTTTTCGAGCAGTCCATGGGCGTTACGGCGGTGCCGGATCACCTGTCCGTGGTGTGGGATCGCCAGTTGAGCGAGGCCACCGGACGCGACGCTGGGCATTGCTTCGTCGTGGACACCATGTCCAAAAAGGACTTCTACAGTTTCTGGCCGTGGGCAACACCGGCCGACGTGGTCATTGACGTGACCCTGCGCGGCGATCTGCGCATGAACGGCTGGATCGCTGTGGATGACGTGCGCGTCGTCTCCTACTGGCGCATGCGCACCCGCAAGCGCACGCTCGCGCTGATGACGGACGGGTCCACCCAGGACATAACCGACCGTCTCGCCAGCGATGACGAGCAGGAGAAGCTGGACGTGCTGGGGCAGGTAATGCAGCGCACCGATGGCTCGCCGATCATGCGCGTCGTCAACCGTAAATATGCGCAGATGTACGTGTGCAGCGGCATCGACGTGCTTGAGGGTCCCTACGAACTTCCGATCTCGCGCATTCCCGTCTTCCGCGTGCCCGGCTGGGAAGTGAACGTCGGCGAGTGGCGTCACCGCTGGGGCCTCATCCGCTTTCTCAAAGACCCGCAGCGCCTGCACAACTACTGGCGCAGCGTCGCCGCGGAAAAGATCATGCAGACGCCGCGCGCGGTGTGGCTCGCTGCGGACTCCGCCGTCGCTGGCCGGGAGAAGGACTACCGCAATTCGCACCTGTCGGACAACCCGCTGCTGATTTGGTCCGCCGAATCGGGGCAGAAGCCGGAACGGCTCATGCCTGCGCAGGTGGAGGAATCACTGCTCAGTCAGGCGGAAATCACCAGCCAGGACCTCAAGGACGTTTCAAATATCCACGAGGCGAACTTGGGCATGCCGTCCAACGAAGTAAGCGGCGCCGCGATCGTCGCGCGCCAGCGCGTGAGCGACACGGGCACGGTGATTTATCACGACAACCTGAACGAGGCGATTGAGCAGTGCGGGCAGACCATGAACGAACTGATTCCGTTCGTCTACGACACTCCGCGTATCGTGAAGATTCTGGGAGATGATGCCAAGGCTGACATGCAAGTCATCAACATGGCGGATCACCCGGAGTCCATCGATATCACCGTGGGCAAATACTCCGTCTCCACGATCACTGGCCCCAGTACGGCTACACGCCGTATCGAAGCTGCGGAGAACATGATGGCGCTGGCGAACGCCATGCCGAATGTGCTTGCCGTTAGTGCCGACCTCATCGTGGAAGCGCAGGATTGGCCGGGCGCGCAGCAGATCGCCGACCGCATCCGCCTTAGCATGCCGCCGGAACTGCTCAAGCCGGACGAAATTACGCCGCAGATCGCCGCAAAGGCGGCCGCGCAGCAGCAGCAGGGGCAGCAGGCGCAGCACGCGCAGGTTATGGCGGCAATCGCCGACTTCCTGAAAACGCAGTCAGAGGCGACGTTGAACAACGCGCGCGCCCGCAATTTCCAAGCCGCGGCTGATGCCATCGGGCCGAGGCTGCAAAACGAATCGATCAACACCGCTTCGCAGGCTGCCGATCGCGAACTGCGAGGGCAGCTTGAAGCGATCAAAACGGCAAACGTTGGAGGCTGAAAAAATGGCTCGTAGTGACGCAATCGGCAAGACGCCTACCGTCGAAGAAGAAATGGCGAAGTTCAAAGGCTATTCGACCACCGATGGCGAAGTGTCGAGTGGCGAAGCAACGCCGCACGAGAAGGAAGTGCTGGCTGCGCGCGCGAACCAGCGCGCATCCGCGCAGGCCGCCAACAATGCGGAGCAGGAGCGCCAGACGCAGGATGCCGCCGCGCGCCAAGCCAGCGGCGAGGAAGATCCGCCGGCGGGCGAGGAGGAGCACGAGGAAGGCGCCGAAGGCGGCGAGGAACACCAGGAAGACGACCAGCTGCCCGCTGGCGAAACGCCGGAGCAGAAGACCGCGCGCGAGGCGAAGGCCGTCGCGAAGGCGAAAGCCGGCAAGGATTACCGCAAAAGCGCACAGTACCGCATCGATCAGGCGGTGAAGGCGCAGCGCATCACGGAGCGCGCTTTTGACGTTGCACAAGCCACATGGCAGGCGGAGCGCGCCGAACTCATGCGCCGGCTGGACGCGATCGAGAAGGGGGGCTTGACAAACAATAATAGAACTGCCAAGGTGGACCCGAACGCTCCTCGTAAAGAGGACTACGAGTTCGGCGAATTCGATCCGAAGTTCATTGCTGACCTGACACGTTATCAGGTTAAGCAGGAAATGGAGGCGGAACGCCAGAACGAAGCCCGCGCGAAGCAAACCGCCGAACAGGCGCGAGCAGCGGCGGAGTTCAAAGCGCAGAAAACAGCCTTCGCGGAGGCCGGATCTGCGAAATACGATGACTTCCAAGAGGTTGTCATCGATGCCGGCGTAGCCGGAGAGTGGCCCATGGGGCAGGTGATAGGCCAACTGGCCTTGAGCGACCCCGCCGGGCCAGATGTTGCGTACTACCTTGCGACTCACCTCAAAGAGGCGCAGGAAATCGACGCCCTGCCTCCCCATAAGCAGGCCGCCGCCTTCGGGCGCCTCGCCGCCCGGCTTTCGCCCACGTCAACGGGCGCACCTGCCAAAACCGCCAACGGCGGTACGCAGACCAAGGTGACACAAGCGCCCCCGCCGCCGGCCAACCGTGCGCGTGGGCAAGGTGGAAAAGCTCAGCCGTCGCCCGACACAAACGATTTTGCAGCGTTTGAAAGGATGGCGATGGCCCGCAACTGATAGGACCCGCGTGTCGTGACCAACCAATTCCTCAATGCGCAGGAGTATGCCAATGTCATGCTCTTGCTGCTCAAGAACCAGCTTGTCTTCGGCCGCCTCGTGGACGGCCAGTTCAAGGACGAAGTGACCGATGAAAACGGCCTCGTCATCAACGTCAAGCGGCCGCCCCGCTTCGTCGCCACCAGTGGTGCTACGCTCCAGGCGCAGGATCTTGTCACCGGAACGTCGCCCGTCGCGGTGAACCAGTACAAGAACGTGCACATTTCGATCGGCGATCTGGAGTACGTTCAGAGCTACAACGCCCTGATGCAGAACGAAACCATGAAGTCCGCGGCTTCGACTCTCGCGCACGATGTGGACAAGTTCATCGGCAACCAGACGCTCAACTTCTCGTCTTGGGTCGCCGGTGCTGCTCCGGGCACTGGAAGTTCCAACGCCATCAACCCGACCAAGGCAATTTCCTCGCCGTCGCAGGCGATGGGCGCGCATACGCGCCTCATGGCGAATGGTTGTCCGAATGCCGACCTGTCCGGCGTCGTCACCTTTCAGGACGGCGAACAGATCCGCGGCTCGCTGCTTTCCGACTTCACGCCGACAATCAACCGCACGGCGCTCGAGCGCGTCAAGATTCCCTTGATCTCGGAAATCGACTGGTATGCGACGCAGCAGGCGCCGCAGATGACCACCGGCACCCGCACGCAGGGCGACGGCGTATCCACCGGTTCGCAGATCAGCGGCGCCAACCAGAACGTCAATTATCGTGACGTGAAGGGTGGCGCGGGCTCTGCCGGCATGACGCAGACCATCACCATGACCATGACCACGGGTCAGACGGTGGCAGCCGGCGACGTGTTCACGATCGCGGGCGTCAACGCCTGGGATTGGCGCCAGAACGTCGTTTCCGATCACCTCCAGCAGTTCACCGTCCTTGCGCCGGCGACTGCGGCGGGCGGCGTGGTTACGCTCACCATCACGCCGGCGATCATCGTCCAAGGCACGGCGGACGAGAGCGGACAGACCTACACGAACACCGCATTCGCGACCGT